TCCACTCTCAGGGTGGGGTAATGCTGTAGGCCTATGGGAGAATCGCGTCTTCAGTTCTAGCGACATCAAGCGCGGCATTGGATACAGCACTGCTGCATCTAAGCCTAATAAGCGCGGCTTTAGATCAATTGCTACCATCTTCAATAAGAGTGCAGCAGGATCGATCTACGAGACTGCCGGACGTCTATCAGGCGCAGAAGGCAGACCTCAAGCTCCGCTAGTCAATGTCTATGAGAATGCTGGGACACGAAATGCAAGTAAGTCTCCGTATCAAGTACGCAGCAGCGACAAGACTAAGAGCCAATCTGCCAACCCTCATGCAGGCCGTCAATTCATCGATGCATTGCCACCGCTAGTTGATAGCCAGCAGTCAGGCGCAGCAGGCCGTCGCACCCGTAAAACTAAAGGTCGCTTGCTATTTAGAGCATGGGCAGAAGATCAAGGCAAGACTAATGCAGCCGTACTAAAGGCTATTGAGAAGTCAATGGACACAGCCCTAAGAGTAACCAAGGGAACTACAATGAAGTTCAGAGGCCGCTAATGTCAGCCAATTCAAGTCTAGCAATTCGCATCGCCGCGATCTTTGATAACAAGGGAATCAAGCAAGCAGGCAAGGAAGTCAAAGGCCTACAGGGCGCAGTTAAGAAATTAGCAGGCGCAGCAGGCATCGGCCTATCAACTGCCGCCGTTATTAATTTTGGTAAGAATGCTGCAAAGGCATTTATCGCCGATGAGAAGGCAGCCTCTCAACTCGCGCAGGCTGTCAAGAATCTCGGCCTATCCTTTGAAGTCCCACGCATTGAAAAGTTTATCTCTGAATTGTCTAAAGCATCTGGCGTTACAGATGATGAACTTCGACCAGCAATGCAGAAGTTATTGCAAACTACTGGATCAGTTGCTAAATCTCAAGAATTACTCACTCAAGCCCTAGACATCTCACGCGGCTCTGGCGTCAAATATGAGACAGTCGTAGAAGATTTAACGAGGGCTTACACAGGCCAGACTCGTGGACTCGTCAAATACAAGTTAGGCGTAACTCAAGCCGAGCTTAAGACTATGAGCTTCGCAGATGTACAAGAGAAACTCGGCAAGCAATTCTCAGGTGCTAATGCTGCCTACCTTGAGACCTACGCTGGCAAGATGGGGATCTTATCTACAGCAGCAGGTGAAGCAACAGAGATCATCGGCAAGGGTCTAGTAGATTCTTTGAGCATTCTCGCAGGCGACGGCAACACAGTTCAGCCATTAGCAGACTCAATGGAGATGCTGGCAACTGAAATCAGTTCTGTTATTACAGGCTTAGCGGAAATGATTGCATATTTCAAAGAATTGCCTGGGATGGATTTCTATCTAAAAAACATTTTTCCCAAGGTAGTGGAGAGTACTGAGCTCGGCCGCTTGGCAAAGTTAATCAAGTCCTTCAACAAGGAAACTAGCAAAGGCGCAGGCCGAATGTTCGCAGGCGGTTCTGGCGGTGCTGGCTTCAACATTGAAGAAGAGCGCACTAGACGTAGGATTGAAGCCGAAGCCGCAAAGCGTGCTAAGGAATTAGCAGCACTCCAGAAGAAGACTCTGGAAACACAGAAGAAGTCTCTAGCCTTACAGAAGGCTTCTAAGACTCTTAATCTAGATGCTATTGGTATTGAAGCAGCCCTCAAGGGCAAGATCAGCGAGACCGATCGCTTATCCCTACTATTGCAGAAGGCTATTCTCGAAGGCAATGCAACCCTAGCCACACAGTTATCTGACAAGCTTGAGGATGCAATCAAGCGCCAGAATGAGCTGCGCCTTTCACTATTGGCTACTCCTAAAGCACCTAATCCTTATGCGGATTGGAAACTGCCAGTATTGGGCAAGTCTATCTCTGGCATGGATATATATGATCCTACTGACTTCATCCCTGCTAACCCTAAGTTCACTAAAGATTTCCCTAGTTCACAAAGTTCTCAACCACCTGCTCCAGTAGTCAATGTCAAGGTAGTCGTAGGTGACAAGGAAGTAGCGGCGATAGTAACTGAACAGCAGACCAGTCAATCTTTATCAGGATCCTTCGTGGGCGTTAATCGATCAGGATTCAAGGGCGCAGTAGCGACAGAATGACACTCCCTGCCACTATCTCGGTATCATTCGACTTTAGCCAAGGTGCTACATTCGGATATCCTTTTACTATTGGCGACCCTATTAACGGCGTTATCGGCGTGTCTCAATTCGCAGCGACAGAAGTTCCCGATCCAGTAGTCGATCTTAGTAGTGTTACGCGCTCGATCAAGATCAGTCGTGGTCGTAACATCATGAGAGATACGTACGAGGCTGGCAACTGCACAGTTCGAGTCTTAGATCCTGACTCATACTTTAATCCTCAAAATACATCTAGTCCCTACTTCGGTTACCTGACTCCACTTCGCAAGGTTCGTGTAGCTGCTACTACTGCAACTACTCAGCACTTCTTATTCTCAGGTTATGTCGATTCGTATAAGTATTACTATCCAACAGGGCAGGAGATTGGATACGTCGATCTAGTCTGCTCCGATGCATTCAGACTATTCCAGATGGCTAACGTCTCTACAGTCACAGACGCAACTGCTGGCCAGACCACTGGCACGCGTATCACTAAGATCCTCGATCAAGTCTCATTCCCTACATCGATGCGTATCACTGACACAGGATCAACTACAGTTCAAGCAGATCCGGCAACGGCTCGCACATCCCTTGCAGCCCTCAAGGCGGCCGAGTTCGCAGAGCAGGGCGCATTCTTTATCCGCACAGATGGTACAGCCGAGTTTAAGGATCGCACCGATGTCGTGGGATCTCTAGCGGCTGCACCTATAGAGTTCGACCAGACAACAGGCATTCCCTACTCTGATCTTAAGTACGCCTTTGATGACAAGCTCATCGTCAATCAAGCCAGCATGACACGCATTGGCGGCGCAGCGCAGACTGCAACAGATGCAACATCATCGGCTAAGTACTTTCCTCATGGCACAACTATTACAGACATGATCCCTCAGACAGATGCTCAAGTCTTAGACATCGCCAAGATATATGTGGCAACTAGAGCTGAGACAACTATCCGCATCGATGCCATGACAGTCGATCTACTCGATACAGATGTACCGACTGACACAATGATCGGCCTAGATTATTTTGACAATGTCAAGATCACTAACGTCCAGCCAGACGGCTCGACAATCGTTAAGACCTTGCAGGTGCAGGGCTTGGCATGGGACATAACCCCTAACAGTATGAAATGCACAGTGACAACACTTGAGCCTATAGTTGAGGGATTCATCATCGGATCATCGACTTACGGTATAATCGGACAATCCATAATGGGATACTAGGAGAAAATCATGGCAGAAGGCTTTCCAGCATCAACAGGCGACATCTTTACAGCCGCGGACTATAACGGCCTAGTAGCCTTTACAGTGGGCGCAGCTCAGACTGGCGACTACACGGCTGTAATTGCCGACGCTTATCAGGTAGTAGAGCTCATGAATAAGGCAACCGCGATCGCTTATAAGATCCCTACTAACGCCTCAGTAGCATTCCCTATTGGCACAGTCCTGACAGTCCTAAACATCGGCGCGGGAACATGCACGATCTCAGCTGTAACTTCTGGCACGACCACAATTCTTTCGGCTGGCGCAGTAGCGGCGGCTCCTACCCTTGGTCAATATAAGTCCGCAGCTTGCATTAAGACTGCCACCGATACTTGGTACGTCGTCGGGGCTATTGGGTAATGATTGCCAACAACGTAGCGGCAATTCTTGCGCCTTTCGTTCCAGCAAAGCCATCCGTGTCGGGCGGTACTTTAACAAGCGACGCCACTTATTATTACAGAACTTTTACGGCCAACTCAAGTTTAGTTTTAAGTAATGCTAACTTGACAGCGGATGTTTTAGTAATTGCAGGTGGCGGTGGTGGCTTACAAGGCGGAGGCGGTGCAGGCGGTCTTGCCTATTATGCATCTCAGACGCTTACTCCATCCACTTTCAGCGTTACTGTGGGTGGTGGCGGTGCTAGTTACACAAACGGCATCAATTCAACTTTCCAAGGTTTAACTTCTGCAGTCGGCGGCGGTAAAGGCGGCGGAAACTCCACGACAAATCCAGCTGGCAATGGTGGATCAGGCGGAGCATCGAGTGGACTTACTAGTTCACCATTTGGAGCTTTGGCAGGTGGCACTGGCACATCAGGTCAAGGCAACAATGGTGGATCGGGTTTCTGGGGCAATGCTTACGCTGGCGGCGGCGGTGGTGGTGCTAGCGCAGTCGGTGGAGACTCTGGAACATCTGGAGCGACAAATTCGAATGGTGGCGTTGGCGGATCAGGGTCTAATTCTTATTCATCTTGGGCTACTGCAACTTCAACAGGTGCTGGTGGTTATTACGCTGGCGGCGGCGGTGGTGCGGCTAATCTTGCAGGTACATCTGGCTGGAATGGTGGCGCAGGTGGTGCAGGCGGTGGTGGGGGTGGAACTATTACTACAACGGGAACGGCTGCAACAACTAACACAGGCGGCGGCGGCGGTGGTGGACAAAGCACAGGCGGCGCAGGCGGTTCTGGAATTGTTATTGTTCGATACACAAAGGTGCAGGTGGACTAGTGTCTCATTGGGCAGAAATAGATGCAGACTCTAAAGTCATTCGTGTACTAGTTGGAGACAATAACGATCCAGCAGGCGATGAAGGCTATTCATGGATTATAGATAACCTTGGCGGCACATGGGTGAAGACAAGCTACAATCACAAGATCCGCTATAACTATGCAGGTATCGGATTTACCTACGATCCGATTGATGACGCATTCATAGCGCCTGTCCCATGCGATCATCCAGAATTGACATTAAACGATCTCAAGCGATGGGAGTGTGCAACCTGTGAAGCCGAGGCTAAGCAAGTCAGCGATCCAGCTTAGGGAGCAGATCGATGACGCATTCCCAGATAGAGATCGAACTTCGGACGGCTGGATCGGTGATACAAGACACTCTGCTCGCAAGTCTGATCATAATCCAGATGTATCGGGATGGGTACGTGCCATCGATGTTGACCGCGACCTTAACGGCAAAGGCCGGAAGCCCGATCTCATGCCTGACTTGGTCGATCAGATTCGAGCCCTTGCAAAATCTGGCGATAAGAGGATCAGTTACATCATCTTCGACGGCCGCATCGCCTCATCTAAAAAGGCTTGGGCTTGGCGTCCTTATGATGGGATCAATAAGCATAATCATCACGCGCATATCAGTTTTACTATTAAGGGCGACGAAGACAGTTCATTCTTTAATATCCCGATGATAGGTGGAAACTAATGGAGCAAGCAAAATCACTAGCAGCATCATGGGCTCGATCATTCTTGGCCGCTGCCCTCGCGCTATACATGGCAGGCGTAACAGATCCTAAGACCTTAGCGATGGCAGGCGCGGCAGCAGTAGCACCCGTCATTCTGCGCTGGCTCAATCCTAACGATGCCTCATTCGGTGTAAGCAAAGAATGACTGCATCGGACTTAATGGCCTTTTACTTTGCCAGCCTAGCCGTCATCGGTGGGCTTGCAGGTTTCGTCATTACTCATTTGCTCAATGAAATTAAAGCGTTGCATGCGCGTGTCGATGAGATTTACAACATACTTCTCGAGCGATAATTATTGACATGGCACGAAAGAAAGTCATCGATCTCGATACTTACTCACAGCTTGACGCATGGGCTATTAGCCTGCACGAGATGTATCGCGCACTACGCAGGGCAGGGTTCGCAGTCGATCTCTGCTTAGCAATCATTACAGATCGAGACTCGTATCCTGAATGGATTATGCCATCAATTCCCGACCGCATGGATCCAATACCCTACGAGGACGACGACGAGGACTAATGAAGCGCATTGTCAT